AAAAAACTGGCCCGCCCACGCTATATAACGATCAAAGCCGAACCAGTCTCGCAACGTCCTAGGACATCTATGGATCAAGTCATCCCCATAAACTATCATTATAAGCTGAAAATGTAACAATGCCTCCGTTGCCATATGTGCTGTGTCCTCTGACGTCATCTGTGATATCTCATAACAACACCACAGACAAAACAGTAACAGTGACACCCAAGAATCGGCTTGCGACGTCACTACTGAACCAGAAGGCACCCCTCCGTAGACAATAATCCAAATACCCGCGTAGACATGGGTAATCCGGGTAATCAACCAATCAAAAATAGTCTTCAACATCCTTTTGTACACGGACCACGACGGCGTATTCTTTTTATAATAAATGCCACCATGTGCTATAAAAAACTCTAGCAATACACGATGCAATGATTGATCACAATTGATCAAATCTCCCATAGAATAAACCGCCGCGGATGGGTTGTCCCAATCATAGTTCAGCAACTCTGCTATCCGATCCCCCCCACCATAAGACCAGGTATGACCTATGCATATATACCCTCGTTCCAAATTTTGCCTTAATGTGAAAAGAACGCGTTCCGTCAGTGATTCCTCATCGCTCGGTATCACAAAAAAACGGAACTTATCTGCATACTTTTGATAATCCTCCTCCGACCTCTTATCAAATTTACAGTAAGTCTCATCCTTCCCTTTCATAACCCAGGCCTTATTCCTCAGTACAGGTTCCCCATACGCACTTTCCCTTAACATTCGATTGACATTCTTTACTGCCCGCTCATGCGATTCAAATTTCTTACCACGAGGACTGACATAGATAGGAATACCAGTTTTTGTCTGGGTCTGTAACTCGGGACCTGGCGCGTCCCCTGAACTAGCGCCAAGGTATATAGTCGTGATATATTCAGGATCCGTCTCGAACTCATAACGGCCAAAATATTGCTTTGTCCCCAATATACGATACAACATATCTAATGCCTTCGGCATTAAGGGCGCAAGACTCCTTGCGTACTCATTTAAATACTTCACGTCCCGCCCATATATCGCCGTTTGCTTAGAAAATTTCGATGAATGCAAATCAGCCAATGCGGACCGTGTATATGGCTTATCCGTAGTCACCCCACCCATCGCTAAATTAAGTGGTGAGGCCCTACGGGCTGCCAACTCACCCAAAGAGGGCAATACCGTATCTTGTTTCCATGTCTTACCGTCCGCAATTCGCCACACCTTCTCGTACAAATCTGTTTCATTATACCCAACACCACGACGAGAAAAATACAAGACATCTGCCATCTTAAAAAGTCCCATCACCTCACTTGTCGGTAGTGGCAACTCAGACGGCTGCGTTGTATTCTGGGTATAGAAGTGAGGGGGTATACGTGTCAGATTCTGAAAAGCACCCACATCTAAACGTAACGCAGTCAACACACTTTGCATATCCTTTTTAACTGGCACGAAATCCCTCGAATAATCAAAATTCGTTGCAATAACCGCCATTGCATAGATGAGCATATCTTGTTTAGTCTGTCGAATTCCTGAACTATACCGTGGCGAGTTGACTGACATACTCTCGAGCTGTTTTGGCAATACAATCTTAAAGTCACACTCACATGTCTCATGACCTTTTTGATTGCATTCCTTATCAGACCATTCATATTTCAACATCTCCGCTTGCCTATCTTTAAAAAATAACTTCCCTAATACTGGGTACCGCGGGCCTAGTAAGCGGGATAAACGTTGCAACGCGTAATGCTCTCCTGTTACTAATGGAGCCG